GCCACTCCGATTGGATACACTGGGGAGATCGTTCCCGGTGACACACTGATGGTTCACCACAACGTGTTTCGGAAATATTTCGACATGCGTGGAAAGGAGGTGTACGGACCGTCACACTTCCGCGACAAGACATTCTTGGTTGACCACGAGCAGTACTTCCTGTACAAGCACGACGGACAGTGGAAAGCTCCACACCCTTACTGCATGGTAAAGCCGGTAGACAACCTACAGGACCAGGTTCTGGTAGACCCAGAGAGGGAACAGCCACTACTTGGTGTTCTTAAGTACGGGAATGAGTACCTGTACTCAAAGGGCCTCAACGACGGAGACTTGATAAGTTTTCAGCCAGAGAGCGAGTATCCGTTCACGGTTGACGGAGAGAAGTTATACCGGATGTTGAGCAAAAACATATGCGTAGCGTTATGACGGAAAAAGAATTCAAAGAGAAGATCATCGAGGCGGCAGAGAAAGCAATTCATGAGCTCATCTCTGTTGCCAAGGAGCCAATTCTGACCAACAACACCGACACGGACCTGTCTGCGGACAAGCTGAAGAACGCCGCTGCAACCAAGAAGCTCGCCATCATGGACGCCTTTGACATCCTCAAGAGGATCCAGGAGGAGAGAAACATGCTGGAGGCTCCAGAGGAGAAGGCGACACCGGCCGGCGTTGAGACTAAAAAGGGATTCGCTGAAAGGTTTTCCAAATGACAAAGCTGTACCAGATACTGAAGGAGGTCGTAAAGCCTGACGTCCTCAGCAAAAAGAACATCGAGAAGTCGTGGAGATACGGCTACGACCCGCAGTATGACTTTGTTGTCATCTCAAAGGACGGCACCATTGGGCCGATCTACGAGATTAACGGTCTAAGGATCGCGCTGCCACGCCCGTCGAATGTCGAGGACAGGGACGCAAGATGGATGCCACAGGAATACCCAAAAGAACTTGCGAAGATCAAAAGCATGTTCGACTGGAACAAGTACGACAACCAGTTCAAGACAAAGTGGATCGACTACATCGAGACAGAGTTTGACAGGCGTGAGAACGGGTACTGGTTCATCAATAAAAAGCAGAAGACATACATTACGGGAACGCACTACATGTACCTGCAGTGGACCAAGATCGACATCGGTCTTCCAGAGTTCCGTGAGTCCAACAGGATATTCTTTATCTTTTGGGAGGCGTGCAAGGCCGACACTCGCTGCTTTGGGATGTGCTACTTGAAGAACCGTCGTTCTGGATTCTCGTTTATGAGTTCGGCAGAATTGGTAAATACGGCAACGATATCAAAGAATGCTAGACTTGGTATTCTGTCAAAGACCGGTAACGACGCCAAGATAATGTTCACCGACAAGGTGGTGCCGATATCGAGCAACTACCCGTTCTTCTTCAAGCCGGTGCAGGACGGTATGGACAAGCCAAAGACTGAGCTTGGCTACCGTGTTCCAGCGTCGAAGATTACGCGGAAGAACATGGACAAGAACGACGAGGACATCGAGGGTCTTGACACGTCTATCGACTGGAAGAACACGGCTGACAACAGCTATGACGGTGAGAAGTTGAAACTACTCGTCCATGACGAAAGCGGTAAATGGCTACCACCAAATAACATTGAGAACAACTGGCGCGTAACAAAGACGTGTCTTCGCCTTGGTTCTAGGATCATCGGCAAGTGTATGATGGGCTCTACGTCTAACGCACTTGAAAAAGGTGGGTCTGGATTCAAGGACCTGTACTACGACTCCGACCCAAAGAAGAGGAGTAATAACGGGCAGACAAAGAGCGGGCTTTACTCGCTGTTCATCCCCATGGAGTGGAACTTTGAAGGATTTATCGACGAGCACGGATGGCCAGTACTTGAGAAGCCAGAAGAGCCAGTGAAAGGCATCGACGGCGGCTACATATACCAAAGTGTTGTGGAATACTGGGACAACGAAGTTGCAGCGCTGAAGGGCGACGCGGACGCGTTGAATGAATTCTATCGCCAGTTCCCACGCAGCGAGTCACACGCGTTTAGGGACGAGTCCAAGTCATCTCTGTTCAATCTTACCAAGATATACCAGCAGATCGACTACAACGACTCGATGGCCGGAATCCAGTCCATCACCCGTGGGTCGTTCCACTGGAAGGACGGCGTTAAGGACTCAGAGGTGGTGTGGACGCCAGACAGGACCGGGCGTTTCTTGGTGTCATGGATTCCAGACTCTAACAAGAGAAACAGGGTGCTGCGTGTAAACGGTAAGTTCAAGCCGGGTAACGAACACATGGGGTGCTTTGGGTGTGACCCATACGACATCTCTGGTGCCGTTGGTGGTGGTGGTTCTAATGGATCGCTACACGGGCTCACAAAGTATCACATGGACGAGGGTCCGACCAACGAGTTCTTTCTGGAATACATCGCAAGACCACAGACGGCGGAGATATTCTTCGAGGACGTGCTGATGGCGTGCGTGTTCTATGGCATGCCTATTCTTGTGGAGAACAACAAGCCAAGACTTTTGTATCACTTCAAAAACAGGGGCTATCGTGCGTTCTCGATGAACAGACCAGACAAGCACGTGTCAAAGCTGTCCAAGACAGAGATGGAGCTTGGTGGAATACCGAACACGTCCGAGGACGTGAAGCAGGCACACGCGGCCGCAATCGAGAGCTACATCGAGAAGTATGTTGGAGTTGATTTTGAGGGAACTTACCGTCCGTCAGACGAGATGGGCGTGATGCCCTTCATCAGAACTCTTGAGGACTGGGCACGATTTGACATTAACAATCGTACCAAGCATGACGCGTCTATTAGCTCCGGTCTTGCCGTAATGGCAACGCAAAGACATTTATATGTTCCAGAGGTAAAGAAGTCAAAAATAAGCCTTAAATTTGCACAATACGACAATAAAGGCTCTCAGAGTGAGCTCATAAGATAATGACAGATCCGAAAATAGTAATCAATCCAACGACGTTCCCAAGTCAGTTGGCCACAGACGCACAAAAGGCGTCCCAAGAGTTTGGCCTACAGGTTGGACTTGCTGTCCAGTCAGAGTGGTTCCGTAAGGACGCTGGCTCGTGCAGGTTCTACAACCAGTGGATTGAGTTTCACCGTCTTCGATTGTATGCACGTGGTGAACAGTCTGTTGAGAAGTACAAGAAGGAGATGTCATTCGATGGCGACTTGTCGTACCTTAACCTTTCTTGGACGCCAGTTCCAATCATGCCGAAGTTCATTGACATTGTTGTTAATGGAATGGCCGACCGAAATTTCTCTGTAAAGGCAGTCGCTCAAGACGCGATGGCCGCTGAGAAGCGCAATCAGTTCCAAGACATGATTGAGGGCGACATGGTCGCTAAGGACTTCTTGCTACAGACAAAGGAGCAGTTTGGCGTTGACGCTTTCAACACCAACGTGGAAGAGCTTCCGTCAAACGACGAGGAGTTGCAGCTCTACATGCAGTTGAAGTACAAGCCAAGCATTGAGATCGCTGAAGAAGAAGCAATTAACACCCTACTCGAACAAAATAACTATGCAGACACTAAAAAGCGTGTCGACTACGACCTTACCACATTGGGTATCGGTGGTGTCAAACATTCATTTTATCCAGGAGCTGGCGTTAAGGTTGAGTATGTCGACCCCGCCAACGTGGTCTACAGCTACACCGAGTCACCCTACTTCGACGACGTATTCTACTGGGGAGAAGTAAAACAGGTTCCGATCACCGAGTTGATCAAGATCAAGCCTGACATAACCAAGGAAGAGCTAGAAGAGATTTCACAGTTGGGCACCGCGTGGTGGGACTACTACGGCGTGATGCGTACATACAGAAACGATTTGTTCGACAAGGACGTCGTTACTTTGTTGTTCTTCAACTACAAGACCGACAAGACCTTCGTATACAAGAAGAAGTTTCTTGACAATGGTGGAGAGCGTGTAATCCGTAAGGACGAAGACTTTAACCCTCCAGCTGATCAGACCGAAGAAAGGTTTGAGAAGGTAGAGAAGCGTATTGACGTTTGGTACGAGGGCATCATGGTGCTTGGCTCAAACAAGTTGATCAAGTGGGAGATGTCCAAGAACATGGCCAGACCAAAGTCTGCGTCACAGTTCGCGTACTCAAACTACGTGATGGTTGCCCCTCGCATGTACAAGGGAGCCATCGAGTCATTGGGCCGACGCATGACAGCGTTCGCCGACTTGATTCAGATGACGCACCTCAAGTTACAGCAGGTGTTGTCTAAGATGGTACCAGACGGTGTATTCATCGACGCAGACGGACTCAACGAGGTTGACTTGGGCAATGGTGCCGCATACAACCCAGAGGACGCTCTTCGCATGTACTTCCAGACCGGTAGTGTAATTGGAAGGAGCTACACCCAGGACGGTGAGTTCAACAACGCACGCGTTCCGATTCAAGAATTAAACTCTAGCGCCGCACAAGGAAAAATATCTAGTCTGATCGCAGCATACAACCAGTACATGAGCATGCTGCGTGACGTTACAGGCCTTAACGAGGCACGCGACGGCTCTATGCCTAGCTCAGATGCTTTGGTGGGCGTACAGAAGCTCGCTGCAGCTAACTCGAATACTGCCACAAGACACATTCTCGACGGTGGTATCTTTATCACACGCAGACTGTCTGAGGCATTGTCTTGCCGTATCTCTGACATCTTGGAGTACGCTGACTTCAGAGACGAGTTTGCAAACCAGATCGGTAAGTACAACATCCAGATTCTTGACAGCATCAAGGAGCTTTACCTGCACAACTTTGGTATCTTCATCGAGGTTTCTCCAGACGAAGAAGAAAAGCAACAGCTTGAGGCCAACATTCAGATGGCATTGAGCAGGGACCAGATCGCATTGGAAGATGCAATCGACATACGCGAGATCAAGAACTTGAAGCTTGCCAATCAGTTGTTGAAGGTTAAGCGCAAGGACAAGGAGAAGAGAGACATGGACAAGCAGCAGATGATGTCTAAGTTCCAGTCTGACTCTAACATCGCAGCCACACAGGCAGCAGCCGAGGCTAAGATGCAACAGATCCAGGCTGATACCCAGTCTAAGATTCAAATCAAAGAGGCAGAGTCAATGTTTGCAATTCAAACAATGGAGCAAGAAGCACGCATTAAGTTGAGCTTAATGCAACAAGAGTTCCAGATGAACATGCAGCTGAAGGGTCTTGAGTCACAGGTTCTTACAGACAAGGACAAGATGAAAGAGGAGGCTAAAGATAAGAGGGTTTCTATTCAGAACACTCAACAGTCTAAGTTGATTGATCAAAGAAAGAACAATCTTCCTCCGATAGACTTCGAAAGTCAAGAAGATTCCATTGATGGCTTCGACTTAGCATCATTCGAGCCAAGATGATAGGTGTCTATAAGATAACATCACCATCTGGTCGTGTATACATAGGTCAATCGACAGATATTGACTTTAGGTTTGGCGCTTATAAAAAATTAAAGTGTAAACCACAGGTAAGGATATATATGTCACTTGTAAAGCACGGGGTAGAAAGCCACACTTTTGAAGTAATAGAGGAATGTTCTATTGATTTATTAAATGAAAGAGAAAGGTATTGGCAGGATTTTTACGACGTGTTGGGGAAAAATGGATTGAATTGCAACTTGGTATCTACAGAAAACTCACCAAAAGTGTTATCTGATGAAATGAAGTCTAGAATATCGGCTTCTCTTACTGGATTTAGGCATACCGAAGAAAGCAGGGCTAAAATATCTAGGGGGTTAACAGGAAGGCCTGTTTCACAGGAGACCAGATCCAAGATATCGGAGTCTAATAAAAACAAACATTGCTCACCCGAAACGGCTAGAAAAATATCCGAAGCGCTAAAGGGTAGAAAAATACCAAAAGAGGTAATTGAAAAAAGGAGAAAAAGTCAGTCTGGATCTAATAGTGCTCATGCAAGGATTGTTTTAAATACTGAGAACGGCGTCTTTTATGGTTGCATTAAAGAAGCTGCTGATTGCTACGGAATCAGCAGAAGTACGCTTAACAACTTTTTGATAGGTCATAGAAAAAATAAGACATCGCTAGTGTATGCGTAGAAGAAATTTGAGCCAAAATAGCGTGTCACTATTTTACGTAAATTTGTGACGAAATAATCTAATTAAATATGGAAAATGAATTTAAAGTGAAGGATGTTGCCTTCGAGGAGCAGAAATCTGTTCAAGAAGTGGAAGAGCAACTCCTAAAAGAACACGAAGAGAAGCACGGCATCTCTTCCGAAGAAAAACCAGTAGAGACCACAGTAGTGGGGTCTGATGGCACAATAGAAAAAGTCGAAGAGACTGAGGCGTCTAACGCCAAGGATCTCGGAGACGAAGACGTTCTTACATACTTAAAAAATCGGTACAACAAGGAAATCAACTCTGTTGATGACTTGTTTCAGGCGAGAAAAGATGCGGAGGAACTTCCAGAAGACGTGTCAGCCTTTTTGAAATACAAGAAGGAGACCGGGCGAGGCATCGAAGACTTTATTCAATTGAATAAGGACTACGATTCAGTTCCTACGAATCAACTGTTAGCTGACTACATCAAGCAAGAGAACCCAGAGTTCGATGAAGAAGACGTAAAGTTTGAAATCGAAAGCAGGTACGAGTTTGATGAAGACCTTGACGACCCGAAGGAAATCAAGAAGAAAAAGCTAGCAATGAAAAAAGATCTTGCTAAGGCCAAGGACCACTTCAATCAATTGAAGGAACAATACAAGATACCTCTTGAGTCAAGGGGTGGCTTAGTTTCTGATGACGAGAAGGGTGAGTACGAGGCTTTTAAAAGATATGCCAAAGAGTCCGAGGAAGTGCAGAAGTCTCAGTTAGAGCGCTCAGAGTTCTTTGCCAAAAAGACGGACGAGCTTTTCAGCGACCAATTCAAAGGTTTTGAATTTAAGGTCGACGACAAGGCAATCTCGTTTAAGCCTGGCAGTCCAGAACAAATGAAGAAGGCTCAATCTGACGTTAGCAAGTTCATTGGTTCGTTCTTAGATGAGAACGGATACGTGAAGGACGCTGCTGCATATCACAGAGCTATCGCTGTAGCTATGAACCCCGACGGTTT